GTTACGACTTGCAGGACTTGATGTAAGGACGGTGGGCTATGTCGAAATTGACCCCTACTGCCAAGCGGTTATCCAGCAGAGGATACGAGATGGGTTCCTCGATGATGCCCCCATCTTCCCCGATATATGTGCCTTCGACGGTAGCCAGTGTCGAGGAGTGGTGGACATCATTACGGGAGGTTTCCCGTGCCAGCCCCACTCTGTTGCAGGAAGGCAGCAGGGAGAATCGGATAAGCGGAACCTGTGGCCCGACACCCTCAGAGTCATCAGCGAGGTGGGACCGGAGTACGTCCTACTGGAGAACGTCCCGGGCATCCTCTCCCGAGGGTATGGGGGAACCGTGGTCGGGCAGCTTTCCGAAGCGGGGTATGACTGTATCTGGGGAGTTGTATCTGCTGCCGAAACAGGAGCCCCTCATCTCAGGAAGAGGTGGTGGTGTCTGGCCCAGTCCCAGCAGATGGGTGCAGGACGAGAACCTAGAGACCTTAAGGCGGCGCAGGATCAGGGAGAAGGCCAAGGGTCGCAACGGGAATGGTTTCGGTCTAACTCTGGACACAGCAGTCAAGATGTGGACCACTCCCAAAGCCAGAGACTCTCGGAGTCCCGGAGGGGTGTCGGAACACCAACGGCATACCCCCGACTTGCCAATCCAAGCTGGTGGGAAGTTGAACCCGCAGTGGGTAGAGTGGTTGATGGGGGTGCCCATCGGGTGGACCGACTTAGAACCCTTGGCAACGGGATCGTTCCGTCAGTGGCAGCGAGGTTTCTTGAGGAGAATTTCTAAGGAGGGAGCCCTTGTACCAACGAGCATGGAAGCTACTACTGGAACGCCTAGCCCAGAAGACCAGCTGGGGGCGTAACGAACTCAAAGAACTCATGCTACAATGTCTGATCGACGCTGAGGAAGATCCCCCTCAGTACGTGATGTGTGGTACCTGCGGGTGCATCGGTCTTGTAGGTAACTGCGCCTATTGTGAGGCTAGAACATTCCCACCCCCTGGAGAATTGGAGGTCCAATCTCAAGGAGAGTCACTACGTACCCCTGGGAACGGCCCCCCTACTCCTCATCATCTTAGCAGGCTACATGCAGATGGAGAGAGGCAATAACTACCGGCACATCACATATATCCATAGGAGTCAAAAATGAGTGGGTATTATACCGATAACCATAGCAACGAGTGCGAAAACGCAGAATACTTCTATTGCAAGAAATGCAACGAGCTAGTCCACGATTCTGAAAACAACCAATGCCCAGCCTGTTTAAAATTTATCCCTCGCATGGAAGGTTGTGTTTGCGACATGCTACCAACGCCAGAACCTGGCAAGGAATTGATACGTCGGATGTCCTTTGGATGGCAACATGGTGTCGATCTAATCCTTAGATGAACGAACTATCCTTATTCACAGGGTATGGTGGTTTCAGCCTCGGGTTACGACTTGCAGGACTTGATGTAAGGACGGTGGGCTATGTCGAAATTGACCCCTACTGCCAAGCGGTTATCCAGCAGAGGATACTCGATGGGTTCCTCGATGATGCTCCCATCTTCCCCGATATACGTGCCTTCGACGGCACCCAGTATCGAGGACTGGTTGACATCATTACGGCAGGATTCCCTTGCCAGCCCCACTCAGTCGCAGGGCAACGACGAGGAGCAGAGGATGAACGCAACCTCTGGCCCGATACCCTTAGAATCATTCGGGAAGTGGGACCGAGATTCGCAGTGCTGGAGAACGTACCAGGTCTCCTTGTGGAACCAGGATATGCTGGAACCGTGGTCGGGGAGTTGGCCGAAGCAGGGTACGATTGTATCTGGGACTGCGTATCTGCCGCCGAAGTCGGTGCGCCACACCTTCGTTATAGGTGGTGGTGCCTTGCCTACCCCGCAGGCAGCAGATGCGATGTGCCTTGGACGGCCAGAGGAACAAATGTATCGGACAACGAGTGGGAGAGTACGATTCAAGAGCAATCAAAATGTAGATGGGACGGCGGGCCTCGGGACGATAGCAGCGACCGGGATGTGGCCCACCCCGTCCAACTGGCAACAGGGCGAGAAGGATTTGGAGAAGCTGTTGGAGCGCAGAGCATCCATCCAAGCAACGAAGAAGAACGGGAACGGCTTCGGTCTGACGCTGGATACGGCAGTGAGGCTATGGCCTACACCCGATGCGAACACCAGTACCTACAGCAATGGCAAGAGGGGTATGAATCTACGAGAGACTGTTCAGCATGGGCCGACGCCGCGGGCGCAGGACGGTCCCCACGGGCCAGCAAGGGAGAGTCTGGGGGATGTAGTACGATGGGCAACGCCGAACAGCAGGGACTACAAGGGCGCACCAGGGACGGGCACAACGGAACGGGGAGGCCACCAATCGTCTCTACCAAGGGAGGTTGGTGGGAAACTGAACCCGAGGTGGGTAGAGTGGCTGATGGGGTTACCGATAGGGTGGGTCAATTTAGTGCCCTTGGAAATGGCATCCTACCAAAAGTGGTGGAACGCTTTTTACGACAAGGCGGATGGATATAATGGTTTACCCATATCAGCAACGGAAGATACGAGGCCACCGGATAGATGAGCATCGACGTATGATGCAGGAACACCTTGGGTATACATTGGCTACGAGGTCAGGATTGTCGGCAATCAGGACCCCTTCGGCACCATTGAGAACATTGGAGTTTTCGATGAGCCTGTCTACCTGATACACCGAAAACAGCATCAATAAAATCGTGCGGTAATGGTTTGATAGCAGTAAAGGTTACCTTTTGATCTACCAAAGGTCGCATCACCGATTGCATATCATCGCCTTGAACTTTGTCGGAGCATCCTAAATGTGGACATTCATAAATCACAGCAATCTCGCTTTCCAAAATTATATGCCGAGGTAGGAATAGCATTCTTGCCATTCCAGAAGAATAACGCCGTCAATAGCGCATTGTCTTATATACGCTTCGCCATCTTCAGTAAGGTCATTTCTCAAAAACATTCCGCAACTTTCACTTGGTAAGCGTTTACCGCCATTGTTGGTCTCTCCTCTCCGCCGCCTCATCCTTTGTCTCTTCGCGCAGCCTGGTTCCAAACCCTCCGCACAAAATCACTACTTTCACAGATCACCTTCTAATTCTTTATGAAGCATTATGAACATTCCTCCAGAATGTTTGTCAACACTGTTAGTTTTACAGGCCAATGTTAAGACTGTACCGTCTTGCTGCAATTGATATAATAAATCAACCAGTAACTAGAAGGGGTATCCAATGAGCATTGTCACGGGTATCAAATCCTTCGTTCCATCAATGGTGAATAAGGCATCCCTTGCCTTAGCTACTTCTCCCAATCCTATCCTCCGATCCATACCAGTTCCCATGTCCACCAACATGACGATGAAGATTCCCCCGCGCATGAGGGCCGAGGATTATACAAAAGCCTTCGGTTCGATTGGATGGCTTTATGCCGTAGTGTCCAAGATCGCATCGTCAGTATCAGAAGTTGACTGGCAGTTATACAGCATCCGTAATGGAGAACGCCAGGGCCAGCTTGAATCCCATCCGCTTTTAGAATTGCTGGAAGGTAAGGCCAATCCTTTCCAATCTGGCGATGAAGTACGAGAGCTTCATCAGATGTATATGGATTTACCTGGTGAAAGCTTCTGGATTCTGAACCGTGACAACCGAGGAATCCCAACTGAAATATGGATCGTTCCACCCAGTCGGATGACTGTGGTGCCTTCGCCCACTGATTTTATCGATCACTACGAGTATCGCTTACAGAACTTTCGTCAACGTTTAGAGATCGGACAGGTTATCCATTTCAAGACCCCCAATCCTGTAGATATGTACCGTGGACAGGCTCCCGTAGCTCCGATGGCAACTGAACTAGATACCGAACGGTTTGCGACAGAGTGGAACAGAAATATGCTATTTAACTCTGCGACACCCGAAGGCATCCTAAGAACCAAATCTGGTCGTACCACTCCAGAGCAAAAAGAAGAGATCAAGCAGATGTGGAAACAACAGTACAGCGGCTGGGGTGCTTCCCACTCTATTGCCGTGCTTACTGGTGACCTGGAATATCAGGCCGTTTCGCTAAGTCCGCGTGATATGGATCATCTTAATCTTAGGAAGCTTGGCCGTGACAATATTCTTGGTTTGTACGGCGTTCCTCAACACATTATGGGGCTGTCTGAAAACGTCAATCTTGCCAATGCGCGAGAAGCCGAGAATGTATATGGAAGGCATGTGCTTAGAACAAGGCTTCGACGTATCAGGAACAAGCTCAACATGACTCTGGTGCCTATGTTTGGTGGTAATATTGAACTTGATTTCACCGACCCTGCTCCGCAAAACAGGGTAGAGCAAGTCAACATAGCATCTAGGGAGTTGTCGTCCGGTGCTGTTACCGTGAACGAATATCGCAAGTTATTAGGCTTCGACCAGGTACCAGGAGGCGACGTTTATCTACGTGCTGCTGGACTGATAGAAGTGCCAGTTAACCCAGCGGACCGTCCACCTCCGATGATGGCTATCGGTGAGGACCGGAATGTGTTTGAAGGTGGCATGGTACGCATGATCAACCGCGCTTTGAACGGTGCTGAAGAAACTATTTATCGGCGTTCATCTGATTCTGCGCCAACCAATGATGATGAATCATTGCCGGTGATGCCGAAGAGCCGATACACCACTGAACAGAAGGAAATCATCTGGCATCAATTTGTAACTGATACAGAAGCAATGGAAGCCCCTGTCGTGAAGGTTCTTCAACAGTTGTTCGAAGATCAAGCAGATGATCTGGTTCGACGTATACAAGGCATTGCATCTATTGATGACCTGATCTTTCCATTAGATGAATTTACAGAAATCATGGAAGAAAAGCTTCTCCCCATGCTTATCTTCGTGTTTGAGCAAGGCTTAGATGCTGGTGATGCATTGGTACATCCTGAACAACCACATACGGATGGCATCCGGAAAGTCCAATTAAATGCCACAGCAATGGTTTGGATTAGAAAACATGTTGGGGAAGCTATTGTTGGAATCAATGAGATAACGAGAAAAGCTGTCGTTACTACTTTGTTAGCAGGATTCACCGCAGAAGAAGGTATTCCGGCATTACAATCGAGGATACGTTCCGTCATGTCCGAAGCATCTGTGCGGCGATCACGAAACATTGCCCGTACTGAAGTCATTACGATGTCTAATCGTGGCACCGTTGAGGGATATATCGAATCCGGTGTAGTAGATGGTATGGAATGGCTGACTTCTTTGGATGGACGGCAAGACTCCATCTGTGAAGCTTTGAATGGTGTCGTCGTTGATCTCCATAAGAATTTCCCTGGTGGGTTCAGCCACCCTCCTGCCCATCCTAGTTGTCGGTGTACTGTTGTTCCTGTGATTTTATAATGATAGAATCATCCTGAGATACTGCGTAGAAGCACAGTATCTCCTCCGTTGCAAAGGCTCTCCGGTTGCGCCATACGGAGAGCCTATTTATTGCCTGGACATTTCCCCCATTGACTTGTTGTAAGGCAATTTGCTATTTTTTATACAACTTATACCTCCCTTATTATTGGAGACCCATAGCAGCAGTATCGTAGTCACGGGAGTAACATTAGGAGCTTCCATGATTGAAGCTAATGTGTCGAGCGAGAAGGTTCAGCTCTCTTTTTCCTACAATGTAAAGCAAGAGGGCGAAGAGAAGAACCGAGTGCTTCGTTTTATTGGTTCAGATGAAAGCCAAGACCGTGGCGGTGATCGTATCCTCGCTGAAGGCTGGGAGCTTGACAACTTTATCAAGAACCCAGTGTTTTTGTGGGCGCACGATTACTTCGCACCTCCCATAGGGAAAGCCCAAGTAATCACCTCGGAGAACGGCAAACTTATCTTTGATATCCAGTTTGCCACATCTGCCGAATATGAATTCGCTGACACCATATATAAACTATATAAAGGCGGTTACTTAGCTGCCGTCTCAGTAGGATTCATCCCCAAAGAGTGGAAATTCCTCGACGAAGCTGACAATGACCCCTCCCAATTTTTCATGCCCAAGATATTTCTAAAACAGGAATTGCTAGAGCTTTCCGCAGTGCCTGTTCCTGCCAATGCCAATGCTCTTATGCAAGCTGTTACACTCGGCGCAGTGTCCATTGATGAAGCACAATCTATCAGCAACTATGTGCTGAACCTAGCTGGCCTTTGGACACCGTCCAATAAGGCGTTCTCTTACACTAGCCCTGGCGACATCGATGATCTTGAGCAAAAGGATGCTATCCCTTATAAGAAGCATCCACTGGCTCCCGAAGATGTTGAATGGTCGCAAGGCGATGAAGTGGCTAAGTCTGAGATTGATGAATTAGAGATCATGGCTGTTTATGTTGAAGGGCGAAAACCGCGTAGGAAACGATCCTACCGTGGTATCCATCATGATGCCAGCGACGACCATGCCACCGTTTGGAAAGGCGTTCGGGCAGTTGCTGCTGATATTGCAGGTGGTAAATACGACGACATCTCCGATAACGATCTAATTGAGGTTAAGTCCCATATCGCCAGGCATTACAAGGACTTTGATAAAGGCGCACCACCTTGGGAGCGCAATGGTCAAGAAGAACCCAGCTTGACTGAGTCTTTGGCAACCACGATGGAATCCGTAGTTGAACTCTTGACCCTCACCTCTGTAGAAAACTTGACCCGATACTTACCGAAGTCCATCATGGATAAAAT